ATGTCTTATTTGAAAGTGGAAGGACATGGTGAATTGTATAGAGATTCTACAACTAATTCTATTGTGAATCGAAATACATCTGATTATAATCGTTATATGTCTCAGAAAAAAACTAAAAATAAAGAGGCAGAAAAAGTGGATACAATGGAGCAAGATCTCACACATTTAAAAAATGAAATTAATGAAATCAAATCTTTACTTAAGGACTTAGTAAATGGCTAATCAAAATATAACATTTGATATCGAGTCAGGAACTCCCTATGAGTCAAATTTGACTATTAATGGGGGTGCTAATTTTAGTAATATCTTTACGGTAAAGAAACCGAATTCACAAGCTTTTGATTTTACCGATTACAGTGGATCTTCCCAAATGACAAAGAGTGTAGCAATAGGTGCTACAGATGCACCCGATGCTACTTTTTCTGTTGGATTCACCAGTGCTGTTGGGGGAAAATTAGAAATTTCATTAGGATCCACAGCGACCAGAAGTTTAGAGGCAGGGAGATATGTTTATGATGTTTTAGTTAATTCAGCATCTTCCACTAATACAACAAATGTTTTAGATACTGCTATCTCTGTAGGAAATACTGCAGGTATCGGCACTACTGCATTTACGTTTATCAAAGTTACCAATGTTGCTGTTGGTGATTCTGTTACCATAGGTGATAAACTATCCGAAGTCCCTGTTGTAAGTGTAGCTACAACTAATAATAGGATTACAGTCGGAACAGCATTTACATCGTCCTCACAGATCCTTCCAGGTACTGCTGTGACCTTTAGTAGGGTATCAACAGCATCTACCATTTATAGGATTGTTCAGGGTTCTATAATAGTCAAAGCAGGTATCTCTTCTGCACCTTCCTAAATAATTCCACAGGAATAGTAAATAGATGGCACAACCAGCAAGTAGATCTGATTTTAAAAACTATTGTTTAAGGCAACTAGGAGCACCTGTGCTGGAAATTAATGTTGCTGATGAACAAATAGATGATATAATTGATGATGCTCTTCAGTATTTTCATGAGAGACATTTTGATGGAGTATTGCAAACATATTTAAAATATCAAGTAACACAGGAGGATATTGATAGAGGAAAAGGGCCTAGTCAAGACGGAGTATTGGGAATAGTTACTACCACTGCCACCTCTACAATTGATGGTAGTGAAATGCAATTTGATTGGAAAGAGAATAGTAATTATTTACAAGTCCCTCCTGCGGTTATTGGAGTTACTAAAATATTTCATTTTGATGGAAGTGCAACGATTACTAATAATATGTTTAGTGTTAAATATCAGTTATTCTTAAATGATATTTACTTCTGGGGAGCAATGGAAATGCTCACTTATACTATGACACGGACTTATTTGGCTGATATGGATTTTGCATTGACGACGCAAAAGCAAATAAGATTTAATCAAAGAATGGATAGATTGTATTTAGATATTGATTGGTCAACTCTTACTCCAGGTGATTGGTTGGTTATGGATTGTTTTAGAACTCTTGATCCAAATGACTATGCAAGAGTATGGAATGATTCATTTTTAAAGAAATATACAACTGCTCTTCTTAAGAAACAATGGGGGCAAAATCTAATCAAATTCCAAGGAGTAAAACTTCCTGGTGGTGTTGAATTAAATGGTCGTGAAATTTATGAGGACGGTGTAAAAGAACTTGAAATTATCAGAGAAATGATGTCCAATACTTATGAATTACCACCTCTTGATATGATAGGCTAATGGCATTAAATCCCTATTTTATCCAAGGAACTTCTGGTGAACAGAGTCTGGTTCAGGATCTCATTAATGAACAGTTGAGAATGTATGGTGTGGAGGTGTATTATCTTCCTCGCCAATATGCAACGACTGATAATGTTATAAAAGAAGTAATCCAATCGGAGTTTAATTATTCATATCCTATTGAGGCATATGTAGATAATTTTGATGGATATGGGGATAATACTGTAATGCTTTCTAAGTTTGGAATCCAAGCAGAAAATGAATTAACAGTAACTATATCAAAAGAAAGATTTGAAAATTATATAAGTCCATTAATTAAAAATTTACCAAATGTTGAGTTATCGACAAGACCTAAGGAAGGAGATCTAATTTATTTTCCATTAGGTGATAGGTTATTTGAGATTAAGTTTGTAGAACATGAGAAACCATTCTACCAGTTAAAGAAAAATTACGTTTATACATTAACCTGTCAACTCTTCAGAGCAGAAGACGAAATACTCGATACTGGTATTGAAGAGATTGATGATACATTTGATACTGACTTTAACCTCAGAACTCTTACATTGGTGGCTGCAGGAACCACTGCAACGGCATATGCTGGTATTATAACCAGTGGTGGTGTTAATCAAATTATTGTAACTAATAGAGGCGAAAGGTATCTTACTGCACCTACTGTAGCGATTTCTTCTTCTCCAACTGCTGGAGGAACTGCTGTTGGTATCGCAACACTTATGTCTGGTTTGACTAATTGTGATGGTACGGATATAGGAGAGAAAGTTCAAGGAATCTATGTTACGAATCCAGGTAGAAATTACACGGATAATCCTGGTATTGTTATCTTACCAACAGGTGATGATGGTGGTGTTGGAGCCGCTGCATCGACGAGAATATCTGATAATGTAGTTGGTGTCGTAACTATATCAAGTGGTGGTTCTGGATACACTACTGCACCTTCTGTTACCTTCAGTGATCCTGCAGGGGTCGGTAATACGACTGCTACTGCTATTGCGGTTGTAAGTTCTGGTGGAACCATATCCCATGTTTATGTAACTCATGCTGGTTCTGGATATGTATCTAATCCAACAATCACTATCGGTGATCCTTACATGGCTGGAACAGGAACATATATTGACAATGAAACCGTTATCGGATCTTCAAGTAGTATAACTGCTCTTGTTAAGACATGGAATGCTGTGAGTGGTGAATTAGTCATCTCTAATTCAACAGGAGAATTTGTAATGGGTGAAAATATTACAGGTCAGGAAAGTGGTGCAGTTTATCAATTAAAGGTTGAACAAACTGATAATATTGTTGATGAATATCCTTCTAACCTAGAGATTGAAAATGCAGCAGATGATATTTTAGACTTTAGTGAGTCTAATCCATTCGGAACACCCTAAATATAATATAACAGGTCTAAAAAGATGTTTGAGTATTATTATCACGAAATATTAAGACGCACGATTATTTCTTTCGGAACTCTTTTTAATGGAATAGAAATCAAACATGATGATTCTGATGGTGATGTATCAAGTGTTATTAAAGTTCCTCTTGCATATGGGCCTACTCAGAAGTTTTTAGCAAGATTACAGCAATCTCCTGATCTTAATAAAGCAACTCAAGTATCATTACCAAGAATGTCATTTGAGTTTGTGGGGTTGCAGTATGATGGATCAAGGAAGGTAACAACAACCCAGACATTTAAATCAGAAACTGTAGGAGTGGCAACGGCTATTAGAAAAACATATATGCCTGTTCCTTATAATATGTCTTTTGAACTCTCAGTATTTACGAAGTTGAATGATGATATGCTTCAGATTGTTGAACAGATACTACCTTATTTCCAACCTGCATATAATTTAAGTGTTGACCTTGTAAGCACCATCGGAGAGAAACGAGACATACCAGTTATTATTGAAAATATTACAATGGAAGATGATTATGAAGGAGATTTTACAACTCGTAGATCATTGATTTACACATTTAGATTTACAGCAAAAACATACCTATTTGGTCCTGTTGGATCCAGAGCAGATGGAGACAAGGATCTCATCAAGAAAGCAACTATTGGATACATTGCTGGTGGATATACCAAGACTCCAAGCAGAGATGTTACTTACTCTGTTGTGCCTCGTGCTACTAAGGCTTATGATAGTAATGTAACTACTAATCTTAGTGTTGATATTGGTTTAGATTCAACGATGATTGAAGTTAATGATTCATCTGCTATTGCGGCAAATACATATGTTATTATTGATAATGAGTCTATGTATGTTGATAAGAAGGATGCTACAGATACGAACAAACTCTTTGTCAATAGAGGAGCAGATGGCACTACTCCAACTGCCCACGTTGCTGGAGCTGGAGTAAATCTGGTTACTACTGCTACTAATGCTCTAATTGAAGTTGGTGACGACTTTGGATTTGATGGTTCTTTTGATTAAAAACAATGAAAAAACTAGATGATGCTTTCAACATTTCTGAGACTGAAGTGGTAGAAACAGAGAAGGTGGGGATTACACCTGAACAAAAACCTGATAGAATAACAAAAGATGATATTACCAGAGATTATGAGTATACAAGAGGCAATT